CCACCAATACTGAGTCGAACTTCTCTCGCCTGGCCAGTTTGATTATATTCTTTACCGCAGAGTCCAACTGATACGGTACCTGTAAATCTGAGATTACAAGCCAACGCTTAATCTTCACCCTCTTCAGTAGGATCGATACTAGGTATGATGCCGCCATCACCTATCACCCAGTCGGGCATGGTTGCCCTGTCCGATACGAAGTACAAAGCACAGCTATCGCTAAACCCTGCCTTCTTTGCAGCCTTGAAAATCTCGTTCATAGCAATATAGTGCTGATCTAACTTAGTTAATGGGTCAGGTGATTTACGCACCACGCGTCGGTTTATCTTCTTACGCTTGCGTCTGGTATCAGCCACGTGACTATTGTCGCTTACACATTAGAGAATATAGATCATCAACACGCTGTTCTAGCCGAGTTAATTGATCCTTCATACTCGACCCAGAATTGGGTTTGAGTTCTTGTAGGTAGGACTTAATAACCCAGCGCAGAGCCACTAATAAACTTGTAGAGATGGCGCATACGCCAACGCTTAAAGCGACCCACTCGTTGGGGCTCATGCTTCATTTGCACCGAGGCCGTAGGCGCTGTCGGATTTATCTAAAGCCCTAGCTGCTGGTCCTGCAAGCGCTGCAACAATTACAGACACCGCTGGGTCTAGCCCTAACTCATTACTGGCTAGAAATGTCAGGAATGATACTAATACGCCACGTGCATAGGATTTTAGTATCGCCTTTTGCTTCTTGCTTATCTTCATATTTTGCCTCCCAGTAGTGGTATATCAAACGGCTTAGATTCTTTATCGCCTAGCTTTGTAAAACTAATATGGATGTGCTTTGTATGCTTGTTATAGCCCTTGTACGTGCGCCATTTAAAGTTAAGTATCTTGCTGGCAATCATGCCATTGTGTATTACGTAAGAAATGCGTTTATCGGTCTTGGCGCATAATCTGATTTGGTCAGCCAAATATACTGAGATCCCTTCGGATGTATCCAGGCGAGAATCAACATCAATGGCTCGTACACACCCACTTGCGTCTGGATTATGATCCGATTTTCTGGTGGCATGACGAGCATCGCCCAACCATCCGCTATTGGAAGTGCGACGATCTGGGTACCAGGTATCAATCTGATCTCTTAACTGTGTACCTGCAGCGCATAGCCAAGGTTTCATTATGAAAGAAGTAAAGCGGCTTCCTCAGCTGTAATGCCAAGTCTATCTAACAGCGCAGCTTTAGCAGTCGCCTTTATTGCTGCTTCAGCTTCATTTGCTGCTAGAGCTTTTTTATTTGCTTCTACTTCTGCAAGTTGTTCTTTTGAATATGGCACTTCTGTAGTTTTACCTGTTGTAACATCATAGATTTTTTCAAACATATTATCTCCTAAGCTCCGTAAACGAACACTGTGCCAGCATCGTATGTTTCTGAATCGGTAACAATGCTAATAGATGAAATCGTAGATGATCCTGTGTACCTACCATGCCCTGAAAAATACTTAGCATTTGTTCCTGTAGAGTTTCCAGAAAATGTATAAGACATAACTTTTTGCCCTGCGCCGTTGCATCCTTCTACCAAAATTAAACAATCGGCAGTATTTGCAGCTGCATTTGGAACGCCTAGAAAAATAGCTGTTGCTCCGTCACTTGATTCAGACGCAACATTTGAGTTATTTCTACCGACTATGGCATAAAAATAATTTGAACCACTATCGGTATTGAATCTCAGTCTTTGGCCAATATCTTGAGTGCCAGTAAGAGATAATCCTGTTATTAAAATTGCTAAGGAGTTTTTACCAGAAATGCCAGTAATTGTAGTTGTACTTCCACTTAAACTTGTACCGCCAGTGTTTATTAAAGCATAACTATTTGCAGGAGCTGCAGGCGTTGCCCACTTTAATCCTAAAGCTTCTGTAGAGTCAGCTGTTAATACTGTTGCATTAGCACCAATAGGTACACGAGCATCAGATGTACTGTAACCATATAAATCACCTTTAGTAGTTAATGGTGAGGCTGCCCCTGTTTGAATATAATCGTAAAATATTGCTGTGCTTGCAGAAGTAAAATATAATATACCTGCATCATTTTGTGGCAGAATTAAACTGCCTGCAGTTGCTACTGTGGCTGTACCTGCTGTAACTGTGCAAGCACCTGCGCCTAAGTTTTGTATAAATACTGTATCACCTGCTGCAAATAATCCTGTGTTAACAGTTATTGTTGTTGCACCTGCTGCGTTCATAGCAACAGTAGTACCTGCATCGGCTGCGACTAAAACGTATGATGCAGTTTTAGCAGTGGCAGGGCCACCACCCATAGCAGTCTCTTGTAGTGAAGTCATCTGTGCAGCTGTTAATACCTGCCCAGTCGTAAACGTTTGTTTTGCCATGATACCCCTTAGTAACTTAGGACATTATAGTCTAAAGTGCCATAAATCGTATCATTTAGGATAAATGCGTCTATGACTGGCTCTAATGTCGTGAACGTAGTGCGCCAACTATTCGGTGATATATTCATACGTACACCGAAAATCTGTAATGTTTTTTCTAGCAAAGACCCACCTGGCTGGGTAGTAATTACCTTTATCGGATCAAAAAAGTCTAGGTCTAAGGCTGCAATAATGCCGCTATTGTAATTGTTTGTGTATAAGTCTAGGACTATAGAATCTACTCGGATCTCTGTCTCAGCTCTACTAGCCACGTAAGCCTGTGCGTAATTTAGGGCTACTGCATCTGTCTGCATAAGTAGGTTGTCTAAGAAGTAGCTGTGTAAGAAGTATTTATCTATGCTTGCTTGATTTAAGGCTACCTGGGCTGTGCCGCCTGACCTAGTAATAGTGGCTTTGTTAAATATAAGCACGTCGTTAAGAATCCAACTAGCATCAAAGTAATCTATACCTGTGCCGTTATCTGCAAAGACTGTAGGTGTGCCGCCAATAGATCCTGCAGTTACGTCTCTATCCTGAAAAACAAAACTGCCAAAACCATCAACGTATAAAGCACCATATTCAGAAGTCGCTACAGTAGTTAGGGCTTGCAGTGCTGTGCGGTTAGTGCCTGGGTCTGCCTGCATAGTAGTTAGCCCTGCATCTACATCACGCATTGTGGCAGGCCAGTCAATCTCATCTAATATTTTGTTAATACGTGTGCCTGATAATTGCCCACTAGAAGCATCTGTAACTGTGCTGATTTGTGCTATTTGCACTAATCTAAAAGCATCTACAGCTTGTATTGTTGTTATTGCTACATCTTCGCCAGATTCACCTGGGTATGTAGTAACGTAGCTTGTAATAAATCCAGAGAATATAGGGTAAGTTACTGATGAGTAGGTTGCAGTAATCTGCACCTTTTTCATAGGTGTTAATAAATTGTAATACGGCCCTGTTACATTTTGCGGATTAAAATCGCCATTCTGATCTACTATGCGTAGCGTAAGTGTGCCTGTCTGAAATTGATCTGACAAAGCAGTGCGTCCACGGTTAGTTTCAATACGGTTAATTTGATTTGATATATCTACAATTACAGCTGTGCTATCGGATAATATGTTTGTACCTAAAATGCCTTGGTCTAAAATCATAGCCTGAGCAAAAAAAGGCGCAGTGCTAAAGTTAATTACAGCATTTATTACTGGTACGGTCATGCTATAAAGCCATTAGGGACTGTTGAATAACCTGACCTAGTTGCTACCTGTATGCTTTCTGCTATAGCCTGGCTTAGTCTGTCGCCACCTGCATCTACAGTTACTTTAATATCCATAGGGGTTTGTGAAGAAGAACGCTGAGCATTGTTCTGACTTAAAAATTCACTTATGCGTGAGTTTAATTCTCGGGTAGATTCTATTGCTATCTTGTTTTCAAATGAGGCTATCTTCTCATTAGTTGCTTGGGCTGTAGATAGAGCATAAGAAAAAGTAGGTGCTGCCGTTGTAGTCGCTGGCTTGCCACCTTGCTCTAATATAAAAGTATTTATTCTAGATATTAAACTTTTGATAGATGCTAATGCCGTCTCATAGGTTGCAGCTAGTTTTGCAGCATTTTCAGCAGCGTTCATTTCTGCTAGATATTTCTTAGCCAAAGCCTCGTTATTATCTAAAATGGCTATCTGAGACCTAATACGTAATTTAGTCTCTTCATCTACTGCAGCGTTTAATGCAGTATTTAATCCTATGCGCTCTAGGTCAAACTTGTCTCGTAATTGATCTACGGCAGTCTTTTTCTTTAGTTGTTCATTCTCTGCTTTACGTAATGACACACCAGTCTTAATCTGTGTAACTTCTTGCTTTAGTAACATCGCTCTGCTTGTAGCTGGTGATAATCTAGGTGCGTTCATATCAGACTTGCGTAAGAACTTGCCGCCTACTTTTACGCTTGCATTAGGGTTAAGCAGTCCTATTACATCGCCAACAGTCCTAAATGCGTTGCCTATCTTTTCAGCTGCATTAACCATCTTTACAGTAAATGTGTCTATATCGTTACTGCCAGATAGTGCTGCAATGGCATCTAGTAATCCCTTGCCTATAGCTTCTTTAGATTCATCTACGGCTACAGTTAATTTAGCCATACTGCCTGCATAGCCTTCTACAGCTGCTGCGGCCTGACCTGCAAAGTTAACGTTAAGTGTGCGCTGTACTTCTAGGAAAGATGCTGACTTTAATTGTGCCTTGCTTAGTCCTACACCTAATCTGCCTAATGCAGCGTTATCGCCTAGGTAAGCCTTAGATAGGCTTGTAGATACAGCTGTTAAATCCTTGCCAGTGCCTGCTGATACGTTTAGTGCAGTCTCAAATAAACTCTGTGCCTGAGCAACATCTTTAGTTACTATTAGTAAACGCTGAAAACCTGGAATCAAACTCTCGTCTACTATGCCAAATTGTAGAGATAGATTCTTCAAGTAATCTTCTATGCCTGGCTGTTGAAACTCTAAGCCTAGGTTGCTAACTGTTGTGCGTAGTTTAGCGGCTGCCTTCTCAGAATCTATAAATGCGTTGACTGCATTCTTGCCAAAGTTAACTAGCGCAATAGATCCAAATACCTTAGCAAAGGTTTTACCCAGACTTTGCACATTCTTATCAAAGGCTGATATTTCTTTCTTACCTTTTTTTAACCCTTTGTTATCAAAGGTGCTGACTGCGCTGACGATTAGATTAGGCACTATGCAGCCCTTCTTTGCTCTGTGTCTTTAATAAATTTCTTTGCTACTGTGTCAATAGCATTAACTACTCTAGGTATAATTAAATCTTTAGTCTCATCCCAAGCACGATAAATAACACGACCACGCTGCTTGCCTTGACCCTTCATGCTAGATAGCATCTCAGCAGCTGAATTAAATTGCACAGGTGCGTTAGGGTTTAATGATTTATTACCTCTAGGCCTACCTATGCGGCCTGCAGTCTCAAATATTGCACCTGATCTAGAATTGTTATAAACATAAAATGCAGCTTTGAATCCTTTGTCGTTTGCTTTATTTTGACCTGCGGAATATGCAACCTTGCTTTTTGCTAAGGCATAATCATACGGTGGAAATAATCTATTAGGATCTATAATTGTTTGTATTGATGCAGTGCCTTTACCCCAGCCGCTTAATACTTCATTTTGTAGTGGTAAATAACTTTGTGCACGATCTCTGACAACTAACATAGCCTGCTTAATATTCTTTGACATCTCTTTGTTAAGGTCTTTGTCCACGTCTTTGATAGCCTTTTGAAGTTGCTTAACGCCTGTTACGACGACTGGCATTTTTTATCTCCTTAGCTCTATCTTGTAAGACCTGCACGATTGCTCGTAGCATCTCTGAGTCCATATTGATAAACTCACTAGGCGCAATCCCTAGCTCTACAGACAAACTTGCTATCGCATAGAGCGTAGAATCACGCTGTACTATTTTTTTTCTTCGTCTAATACCTCGACAGTTTCTAAGCTGTCAATAAACTCTAAACCAAATATAGGTACAGTTACGTTAGCCCTACGTAAGCACTCATGCGCTAAGAAGTAAATCTCAGTTTGCCTCTCGTGATCACGTAGGACTTTACTAATTCCTGCGCCATACTTTAACTCGAAAGCGTACTCGACACCTGGTGTTATCTTATGTTCAGATACTTCGCCATTAGCCCTTGTTATCTTTAGCTTTGCCATTACTACTCCTTAGACTGTTACGTCAACTACTATAGGGCTTTGGCAGGTAAATGTAATTGACTGTGTGCTTATGTCGCCCACTGCGCCATTTACATCTTGAGTATTGTTAACCAATACTGTTGTTTGATACTCTGGGTTAGTTGCGCTAATTGCTGCAGAAGTCTGCTTAATTGTTAGTGGCACTGTAGTACCCCAGGCTGCCTGTAGTGTTGCGTTTACGTTAGCTGCTGCTGTGTCATTTAAGAAGTCAATAGTGATAGTGCTGGCTTCTAGACCCTTTGCGAACTTGTGAGCTGTATCGCCC